GCTGAAGACCTACCTCGACACGCTCGCGGGCTCGACGCTCGCGCAGTTCGGCGAGCAGATGACCAAGGGCCTCGCGGTCGAGCTCGACGCCCGCCTCGCGGGCTCGCAGATCGCCGTCTCGCCGCAGGTCGCGGCCTCGATGCAGCGCCCGTCCGCGAGGGGGCAGCAGATGGCCGATCAGGTCACCCAGAACTTCTACGTCACGACCCAGGGCTCAGGCAACCCGGACCCCGAGATCGCACTCGCCGAGCTGGCGCGCAAGCTCCGTAATCGAGGAAAGGGCTAGATGGCACGAGTCGAGATAGCGGAGGTCGTGCTCGCCCCTCCCTACGGCGCGCCTGTCCAGGGCGCGAGCGTCGAGGTCCGCGTCCGCTCCAGCCAGTCGCTCGCCACCGTCTATGCGGGCGAAACGGGGACGCCCACGCTCAGCAACCCGCTCACGACCGACGCCTACGGGCGGATCGAGGGCTGGGTGGATGAGGCCACCTACTACGACCTGGTCGTCTCGGGGTCGGGCATCACCTCCTACACGCAGCCGTTCCTCGCGCCGCCGACGACTGACGCAAGCGCGGCCGTCGACGCCCACGCAGCCGAGGCGAGCCATACGAACGCTCGCACCCCCACCGCGCACAAGTCGAGCCACGCGCTCGGCGGCTCCGACCCGCTGAGACCGGCGGAGATCGGGGAGTTCAACGACCTGCGGCGCTCGTCCGAGGTCTCGACGCTGCCGAGGATGGCAATCAACAGCCTCACGGCGCGTGGCACGGGTGTCCTCTCGGCTCACCCTGCATGGGTCCGCAGCGCCGGCGCCTATACGCAGGTGCGCTGCGTCGTCGGGGCGCCGGGGACTACCTCCGACGTGCGTATGGGTGTGTGGGCCGACGACGGCTCGAAGCTCGCCGAGACCGGCAACTTCGCCGCGTCGCTCGCCTCCAACACGCTGCTCTCCGTCCCGCTGCTCGCGTCACTCAGCCTCAGCGTCGGGCAGAAGGTCTGGCTCGGCCTCGCCAACGTTCATACGGCGATCCCGTCCTTCGCGGTGTGGACCTTCGGCAGCATCTACGCCGCGCCCGCGCAGCTCGAGCCGGCGCTGACACGGGGAACCTTCGGCTGGACGGGGGGTGCGCTGCCGACCCTCGGCGCAGCTACCCCCGGCCCCGTGTTCTGGCTGGAGCTGCTCCCGTGATCCACCACGAGCGTCCCCAGCCCGGCGTCGAGCGCTGGCGCTACGTCCCAGACTCCGGCTCCCCCGAGGCCAACGCCGAGACGCTGCGCGAGCAGGCGGACCAGGCTATCTCGACGCTTGAGGCCGCGGCTTCCGGCTGGTCGTCGCTGTCGGCGAGCCAGAAGGACGGGGCGCTCAAGCTGTCGGTGCGGGTCGTCGCCAAGCTGGCGAGGCTGGTGCTCGGGCGGCTGGAGTCCTCTTGACGATCATTGTCGAGCAGGCACCGCTGCCGGTCACGGCCGAGGCGGGCATCCCCGGCCTCGGAGCCCGCCACGTCTGGCGCGAGCTGGTGACGCTCGGCGAGTGGGTGGGCTACCCGCGCTACAAGCTGCGGACGATCGAGGGCCTCCACTCCCTCCCCGACATCGAGGACCTGCGCGATACGCCGCAGAGCCGCATCGGCGAGATCCCCCGCCCCGGACGACGTCGCGGGAAGACGATCGCCTACTCCGGGGTCGTGCTCGCGCAGTCGTCGCCGTCGCTGCGAGAGGCCGTCTCGGGCCTTGGGGGGGCGCTCGCGGGCGAGGAGGAGCTGCCCGAGGGCAAGATGCGGATCGTCCCCGTCACCGGCTCCGCGTTCTACTACTGGGCGCGCGTGGCGCAGTTCAGCTGCGACGAGGCGCCCGTCAACTCGAACCGCCCCTCGCGTGGCTGGGAGCGCGGCTTCACCCTCGCTTTGAGGTTGTCGGACCCGCGCTTCTACCGCGAGCCCGCGGCTCCCACCGTCTCCTCCGCGGGCACCTACCCGCAGACCGTCACGGTCACCAACGAGGGCACGGCGCCGACCGACCCGATCCTGACCTGGCACGGCCCGGCGACCAACCCCTACGTCACGCGGGACGGCAAGTGGACCCTGCGCTTCAACATCGTCCTCGCCTCCGGTCAGTCGCTCGTCGTCGACTTCGCCAAGCGCCAGGCGCTCCAGGTCGGGGCCGATAAGACGTCGACGCTCGACCACGCGGCGAGCAACTGGTGGAACGGCGGCGTCTCCGGGCTGCCACCCGGTGCGTCGAGTCTCCAGTTCGGCGCCGACACGATCGCCTCTCCGGCGAAGCTCGACGTCGACTTCTCCCACGCCTACTGGAGCTGAGCGTGGGCCTGTATTCCGATCTCGTCACGTCTAAGAGCCCGCTCGTCCACATGCGCCACGACGGGGCGACGCTGGCCGAGGCGATCGTCGACTCCTCGGGCAATGGACGCAACTACAACGCCTACCGCCCCTCCCTGGTGCCGGGCGTCCCCGGTGCAATCTCAGACGGCTCGACGGCGCTCTCATTCAACGGCGTCGACGACTACGCAAGCTGGCTCGACCACGCCTGGCTCGACCTCCCGGCCGACTTCTCGATCGTCTGCTGGGTGCGGCCGGATCGGGTTACGGGCACTCAGCACCTCGTCTCGCGCCAGTTCAACGGCACCCTGTGGGGCTACATCCTCTACCTCTCGGGCTCCGACCTCGTCTTCTACTACTCGGACCCCTCGGGCTCGTCCCCCACTGTCACCGCCGCCGGCGTCATGGTGACCGGCGCCTGGCAGCGGGTGACGCTGATCAAGGACGGCGCAACGCTCAAGCTGCGCCGCAACGCCGTCACGGTCGCAACGCTGACCGCGACCACGAGCGCCCCGGTCGCGACCAACACGCCGCTCTATGTCGGCGCGGGCCACAACGGCACCGCGCTGATCAATCCCTACGACGGCGGCAGCGACGAGCTGGCGATCTTCGGACGCGCGCTGACCGACGCCGAGGACCAGGCGGAGTACGACGCCGCCTATGCGGTCGAGGCGTTGCCCGCGGTCCGCAGGAAGCGGTTGAGGCTCGTCTGGAAGCTCTGCGACCACCTCGGCGTCCCGATGGCGGAGATCGGCCAGCGCGAGTCGGCGAAGGTCGAGGTCGGCCTCTCGGAGATCGACGCGGCCGAGGTCACGACCTCGATCGAGGAGCCGGCGGCGCAGCTCGTCACGCCCGCCCGCTCGACGCTCAAGGTCTACATCGAGGGCGTCGGCGACCCGATCTTCGCCGGGATTGTTGGCTCTCCCGTCACGAAGGGCGCCGAGGGCACGATCACGCTCGCAGCACTCTCACCGGGGGTTCGGCTGGTCAACTCCTACATCTCGCCGGTCACGCCGTGGCAGCGCTTCGGGTTGTCGCAGTTCCAGGTCGACCAGGGCGAGCTGATGTGGCGAATCCTGATCTCGGGCGACGCCTACCCGACGCAGGCCGAGCTGAACGCCGGCCAGCCGCCGTTCCCGATCTCGCGTGGCTCGATCAAGCCGACCGCCAGACGCGACCGCCAGTACGAGCCGGGGAAGAACATCTGGGAGGCGCTGATCGAGCTGTCCGAGGTGATCGGCGGGGTGGACTTCCGCCTGCGCCCGGTCGACCGCCGAGACGGCATCCTCGCGACGCTCGACGTCTACGAGTTCCTCGGGCGTGACCTCACGAATCAGGTCATCTTCCACTTCAACTGCGTCGACCACAACGCCGTCGACCTCGCCTACGAGCCCGACGGCTTCGCGCTCAGAAACGTCGTAACGGCCGTCGGCTCGACCGAGGAGGGCAGGGAGCCGCCGCTGTATCGCTCCGAGGCCACCAACTCGACCGCGCTGTACGGCAAGTGGACGCAGTTCACCCCCCACTCCTCAGTCGTCCGCCAGGGCACGATCGAGGAGCACGCGCGAGAGGCCGCCTCCGTGCAGGCGCTACCGCCGCAGTTCTTCACCGTCGTTCCGGCGATCGGCGGGTCCACCGGCGAGTACGGCAATCCGCTGCATGACGGCCACTACGGCAACCCGCCGCAGCCGTGGCACGACTACTGGCTCGGCGACTCGATCCGGGCCAGAGGAAGAAGGGGCGCGATGGACGTCGACCTGACCGGCCGGATCACCGACATCGGGCTGACCGAGGACTCGGCGGGCAACGTGAAGCCGGAGAAGGTCGAGTGCGCCCCGCTCCTGATCGCCGAGGTGGTGACGTGAGCCTCGTCCGCCGCCGCCCGAGCCTCGTCCGGGCCTTGGAGCGTCCCAACGTCCAGAGCCGCGATGCCGACCTCGCGGCGGCCTATCGCGGCTACGGACCGCTCGAGCGCTGGCACGTCGTCGGGACCGCTGGGGAGCCCGGCTTCGGTGCCCCGTGGCGCAACTCGACGGCGATCTCACCCGCCCCACAGTCGATCGCCTTCTTCAAGGACCACTCGGGATTCGTGCATCTCAGGGGTGCCGCCCAGGCAGAGCCCACGGCGGCCAACAACACCTCGATCTTCACGTTGCCCTCGACCTACCGCCCCTCGGCGGTCGTCTACGAGCCGACGGTGGCGACGATCGACGGCGGCACGTTCCTGATGCGGACGATCCGCATTCTCACAAACGGAAACGTCGTCGTCCCGACCGGCGGCTACTACCTCTGGCTGCTGCTCGACAACAAGGTCTTCCGGGCGAGCAACTGATGAGCAAGGTCCTGCGCCGCTACAACCCGGTCGACGGCCTGGAGTTCCTCTCGGAGCGTCTCTACGGATCGCTCGCGACCGCCTCGCAGCGCTTCCCCGCGCACATCGACGACGACTGGCACATGGTCGGGGATCCGGGAGAGCCGCCGTTCGGCGAGGCGGGCTACGCGACCTCGTGGCAGAACTGGTCCGGCGACGCGGCCCCGGTCTCGTGGGTCAAGGACTCAGAGCGCTTCGTGCACGTGCGCGGGATGGCCGCGGCCAAGGAGACAATCGGCGCGAGCGGAACCATCTTCGTGATCCCCGAGCACGCCGCGGTCGCCGGTGTCCACCGCAAGGAGGCCTATGCGATCGACGCCTCCTCGGGCGCCGTCGTCACACGCCTCGTGCAGGTGCAGCCCTCGCAGGGCCTCGGCTCCTACGTCAGCCTGTTCGGCAACGACAACGTCTCGCGCATCTCACTCGATGGGCTCTGGTGGCGCGCGGTCTATGACCCCTGGCGGCTGATCGACGACCCGGACCTGAGCAACCTGTTCTCGCCGCGGCTCAAGTCGCCGTTCGTCGCCGACCTCGGCACCTACGGCGACGAGTGGCCGCGCTTCCAGCTCGAGGACGAGCAGATCGTCTCGCTCAAGGGCCTGGTCTGGTCGGGCCAGGCACCACCGCCGGGCGGGGACGGCAACACGCACCCCGGCACGGCCGTCGCCGCCGGAGCGCTGATGTTCACGCTGCCGGTCGGCTACCGGCCCGCAGGCCAGCTCACCTTCCGCAGCAGGCAGCTCGCTGATAACCCCGACGGCTACCTCGAGCGCGACGAATACCACGTCTACGCGGACGGCCGCGTCGTGCTCGGCCACGACCTCCCGCGTCTGACCGCCACCGGCAAGAACACCTACGACGTCACGCTCGTCAGCACCTACAACGGCGGGCGCTTCTACCGCAAACAAGGAATCTGATGATCCCCGTCTACCTCTCGGCCGGATTCCTCGCCGGGCTCGCGCTCGTCGCGATGACCGACCCCGCCCACAACCTCGAGGGACTCGATGAATGACGACACAGTGGCCACGGCCGACACCCTAGATCCGACCGCGCTCCCGGCCGCGAGTAAGCGGTGCGGAGCCTGCGGCGAGACGAAGCCGCTCGAGGCCTTCGGGCGTGACCGCTCTAGGCCTGACGGCCTCCTCTGGCGCTGCAAAGACTGCGGACGTGAGCCGAACCAAGCGGCGTCGGCGCGGTATCGCCTTACTCGTCGCGACGACCCTGACTTCCTGAAGCGGAGGCGGGCCCTGGCCGCGCGGTCGGCGAGTAAGCCTGAGAACCGGGAGCGAAGGCGGGCGTACCACGCGCAGTACTACAGCGATCCCGAGAACCGCAAGCGGAAGCTGGCGGGGGACCGGCGCCGGCTGTACGGCATCACCGATGACGAGTACGAACGGCTCGTCGCCGAGCAGGGCGGCGGCTGTGGAGGCTGCGGGGAGCGGTGGCCGGGGTGGGACGCCCCCGGGCCGGCTTGGCATGTTGACCATGACCACGCAACCGGGGCGGTGAGAGGCGTTCTCTGCGCGTCCTGCAACATTGCGGCCGGCCACCTGCGGGATGACCCAGACCGAGCCCTAGGGCTGGCCCGCTATCTAGGGCGCTGGTCCCTTTCCAGTAGCGATGAATGAATCGCTGGCCCATGATCCGCGACGTCGCAATCGTCTGCGCCGCACTCGCTTACGGCGCCTACGACCTGGCCGTGACGCCACCGCTCGACGCCACCACGGTGACGCTCGTCCTCGGCCTTCTCGGCTTGCCGGCTTTCCTGCGGTCCGACAAGAAGACGAACGGCTCGTCGTGAGCCCCGCGTGGCTGGTATGGCTGCTGGTCGAGTGGCGCCCGCGCACGACTGCCTACGTCGCGGTCGTGGTGACCGTGCTGTTGGTCCTGGAGCTGGCGCGATGAGCGACGACGAGCCCCGCTTCTACGAGGAGCGCGACGAGCGTGAGGCGCGCGAGGTACGCGCCGATGAGCGCGGCGTCGCCCACGAGCAGCGCGAGCATCATTCGACCGCCTACGACGAGCAGCGCGAGCAGCGCGAGGTCCGCGCGGACGAGCGCGGCGGCGCGCATGAGGAGCGCGAGGCGCGTGAGGTACGCGCGGACCGGCGGGGCGCCGCGCACGAGGCGCGGGAGCACGACCGCGATCGCCGCGGCCGCAGAGACTGGCGCGCCGCCGGGGGCGCCTACGTGTTGATCGTCGCCGGGGCCGTGTTCGGCTTCTTTTCGGTGGGGGAGAACTTCGACCGCATCTCGATGCTGGCCGAGCAGCGCATCGAAGACCAAGCCGAAACTGACCGCTTGGTCTGCGAAGCGAATAACGACCAAGACGCGCTGCTGAGCAACTTGATCAGCGGGCTGACCGCAAACGGGCAGCCGGACGCGGGCGAGTCGCAGGAGGATTTCAGCCGAGATCGGCGGCTCCTGCTCGAGGCGGTGGAAGACCTGCAGCCCGTGGACTGCGACGCGCTGCCCTCGCAGCGGCCGTTCGAGCCGCGATGACCGAGGGCCGCCGTAGGGTCGCCCTGCTGGCCTACCTCGCCATCGTGGCGGCGGCGCTGGTCCTGCTCACGGTCGCCAACCAGGAGCAGGACGCGACGATTGGCGATACGCAGGCGAAGGTGGACCGCATCGCGCGGGAGATCGCAAGGAACGCCGAGCAGAGCGCCAAGGAGGCCAACGCCACCGCCGAGGACGCCGAAGCGCAGGGCGACCGCGTGCTCAGCTACCTCAAGGGCGAGCGTGGCATCCCCGGCGTGCCGGGCACAGAGGGCATTGGCACCCCTGGCTCCGCAGGAGGAGCCGGTGAGCGCGGCCCGCGCGGAGTCGGGACCGAAGGGGAGGCCGGAGCTACGGGGGCCACCGGAGGCACCGGAGCCGAGGGACCGTCGGGCGCGACCGGATCGCAGGGAGAGGCGGGCACCGCCGGACCCCCAGGCCCGGAAGGACCCCCCGGACGCCCACCCACCTCTGAGGAGATCGCCGCCGCCGTTCAGGCCTTCTTCGAGGCTAACGACTTCAGCTGCACGCCGAGCCCCGAGACGCCCGGCAGCTTCACCTGCTCTTTCCCATAGCCGAGCTGCCCCGCCTGCCCCGACAGGTCCGATAGCCCAGACGAAGCCGCCACAGCGGCCTGAGAGGAGCCATATGAGCAAGCTCGAGGAGATCACCCGCAAGATCAAGGACGAGCGCGAGGACTCTCAGCGGCTCCGCAAGATCGCCCGGCGCTCGGAGGGACGCGAGGAGGAGCTGCTCGAGGCGGTCGACCAGGCACGCGAGCGGCTCAAGGGCAAGCGCGAGCGTCGCAAGGCGCTGCGCGACGAGGACACCCGCCGCGACCAGGAGGGCAATCCGTGGTCGGATGAGGACCGCGACCGGATGCTCGAGGACGTCGCCGACGACATCGAGGATGCCGAGGACGTGCTCGACGAGCTGCTCGAGCGGCTCGACGCGCGCAAGAGCAAGACGGACCGGGTGGAGCGGAAGCTCGAGACCCATCAGGAGCGCGTAAAGCGCCTGCGCGAGAAGCGCCGGCGCATCCGCGAGGAGCGCGAGGGGCGGTTGACCCAAGACTGGCACGTCCGCGAGTTCGACTGCCGGCAAGGCGGGCCGGTGCCGAGCTACATGGAAGACGACCTGCGCGCTCTTTGCCGCCAAGTCCTCCAACCGATGCGCGATCGTTTCGGTCCCGCGCGCTGCAACAGCGGCCATCGCTGGGACTGGTACAACGCTTCAATCGGCGGAGCGAGCGGCTCCTACCACGTCTACGAGGACCGCAAGCGTTACCCAGCCGCCGACCTCTGGTTCGAGCGCGGCAGCCCGCAGGAGTGGGCAGCCTACGCGCGCCAGCTCGGCGCCGGTGGCGTCGGCACCTATTCGAACTTCGTGCACGTGGACCCGGGTCCTCGCCGCGACTGGTCCGGCTAGTGCGCCCCACCCACTACGTCGCCTGCCTCGTCGCCTGCGAGCTGGCCCTGATCTACGGGCTCGAGCGACTGACTGAGTACCTGCTCCGCAGAGGTGCGGGGCTTACCCGATAGGAGGAGACACGATGCGTCAAGACTCGCTCAAGCCACGCCCGAAGGTCATCGCCGCCAGCGTCACCGGCGCCATCCTGACGCTTGTAGTCGCGCTCGGGATCGAGGTCGACGAGGCCGTGGTCGCTGCGGTGGTGACGCTCGCCATGGGCGTCGCCGCCTACGTCAAGCGGGACTGACCATGGGCCTCGACTACGCCACCCTCCGCGCCTACTGGCGGGACAAGGCCATCGACGCCTACGCGCTCGCCGGCTGGCCGCTGCCTCCCGAGCCACGTGACCTCGACCCGGCTGATCTCGTGTTCTGGTGGCGCGGGCTGGCGCTCAGAGCGGGGGTGCCGGCGTGACGATGCAGGGACGGCGCATCCCCGACGGGAAGTGGTGGGACGAGGAGGCACATCCTGCTCTCCGGCAACCCGGTGACTATGGACGGGGCGCGCTCGGAGGCGAAAGCGGCCTCTGGGTGATCCTCCCCAACGGCGTTGGCCCGGCGTGCTTACGCAACAAATGGACGATCACCGATGAGCCCGACGGCACGATCACCGTCTCGCCGTCGATCCTCGACTCGGGCGGCTGGCACGGCTACCTCGAGCGCGGGCAGTGGCGCGAATGCTGACCGTCCCCCACGTCCTCTACGGGCTCACGTTCGGCGCGGTGGTGGTGCTGCGGCGTCTCTTTCGCGGCCCCCCGCCGGCCAAGCCATCCCCCGCTCGGCTCACCATCGTCTGACGACGCCATGACCGCGACTCGCAAGACCACCGACCTGCGCCCGCCGCGCACAGACGGGGCGGAGGTCGAGCACGCGAAGAAGCTGCTGCACGTGCGGAAGGGGATCAAGCCGAAGGCGATCCTGTGGGTCGAGCCGCAGAGTATTGGGTTCGTCTCGCAGCAGGGGGTGGCACGAACTGCCCATTTTTATATGGACCAGGAGACCGAGCAGGTGGAGCTGGAGCTGCTCGACGGGCTGCTCGTCTTCTAGCTGTCCGACGCCATCGATAGCTTCGCCGGTAGGGACCGCGACGAAAGGCATACAACACCCTTACTACTTTCCTTCCCTCCACGCTCCTGACGAGGCTTTTCTTTGGAAGGGGGTGTGGGGGAGGCCTTTCTTTTAGAGGGGGCTGAACATGCGACGCGGAGCAACAGGAGTAGGGACCGGGGGCGTGGAGCGCACGCCCGCCGCCATGAGGCGTGAGCAGCGCAAGCGCATCCGCGAGGAGCTGGACTGGGCCGCCCGCTCGGGCGCCGTCACCGTTCGTCACGACCCGAGCATCGTTCGCCCGTCGCGCCCCGAACCGACCCCTCGGTAGCAGTCGTGCGCCTCGTCGTCCCCGGCGAGCCTGTGGCATTGCAGCGCCACCGTGTCCGCCGCACGCCCCAGGGCATCCGCTCCTACTCGCCGGCTGCGAACGTCGAGTACGCCGAGCGGGTCAGGGTCGCGTGGCTCCAGGCCGGCCGCCCGAGCTTCGACCCCGGCGAGCCGCTGACGCTCTCGGCCTACTTCTGGCTGCCGCGCCCCAAGAGCCACTACCGCACCGGCCGCTACATGTCGATGCTGCGCGAGGACGCGCCCCAGAGCCCGGTCGGCAAGCCGGACGTGGACAATTTTGTGAAGGCGGTCCTCGATGCGGGCTCCGGCTGCATCTGGGCCGATGACGCTCAGGTCGTCTGCCTCTCGGGCGTGGCCAAGTGCTACGCCGACGACCAGGGCACCCGAGCGGTGATCGACGTCTGGCGTGCGGCCGGGCCGGTGTAGTCCTCCAAGCAGCGCGCCTCGGCGCGTAGGCGACGGTCCTTTCCCTCCCTCGTCGCCGCCCGACTCAGAGCCCCGGCCCTCGCGGTCGGGGCTCTCGTCGTTCTAGGGGCAGCTGGATGGTGGATCGGCCAGCCGGCTACAAATCTCGTCGCGTCGTTGCCGTAGTCGCTGGTACTCGCGAGCGCTGTCGCTCGCATCCTCTTGCGCCTCGCGCACGCCTTGAGCCGCATCGCGCTGCTGCTCACGTAGCTCGTCCATCTCGGACGCGCAGCCGGTCGCGAAGAACATGAGGAGGAGGACTGTCGCGAGCCGTCTCACAGTTCTCCTAGCGCGGCCTCGTACTCGTCGGCCTCGTCCGGGGTCAAGCGATCCGAGACGCGGAGGACCACGGACCCGTCCTGGAAGGTGTACTCGCCGAACAGCGGCGCCTCCTCGGCGAGCGTCTGCACGTACTCCACTCGACGGGCCGCCCCGTCCTCGGAGTCGAAGACCTCGACCGAACCTCCTGTCGAGACGTCAAATCCGCCCGGATCGGCGCGTTCCTCGATTCGCGGGTTGCGCCAGCTCGCCTTTGCGACGTAGCCATTCGGCCGCCCAAGCAGATCGTTCGGGTCTGTCTCCTCGTCGAAGACCTTGACCTCGCCGACCGGCAGGCCCTCGGACTCCAGGTGGCGGACGACCTCGCGGGCGGTCGGTGCGTCGCCACCCGCTGAGCCTCCGCCGCAGCCGATGAGCACCACGACTCCAAGCGTGATGAGCGCGGCCTTGGGGATGCGAAGGGTCATCGGCGAGAGCTCTCCTGCGCCTCCGGCCACCAAGCCGGCCGCGTCTTCGATGTCCAGCCGGTCCCGTTCCAGTACCGCTTCCCGCCGGCAACCGGGTCCGTGTAATAGCCAGGGCCGACTGTGCCGACCTCGGGTGCGACCGCAGTGCCGCAAACGGAGCAGCGGTACCTGGCCGTCTGTCGATAGACGAGGTGGCCGGCATAGGCGAGTAGCCAGAAGCCGAGCGTGAGGACGCTGAGAACAAGGTGGACCGCATGGAGCCTGTTCGTGACGCTAGGCCGCTCAGCGAGGCGACGCAGGTTGCAGCGCGGGCAGTAGCCGTTGACCTGGTCGCGGTCAGCCCGCGCCGTTGCGGAGATGGCGCTCACGACCTTATGTGTCGCCACCTGCTGAGCCGCTGCGCACGGCGAACTGCTGGAATCGCCCGCTCGACCGATGGGAGCCACAGATGGCATCTACGGCCGCACGACAGCGCGCAGCACGAGCGCTCAAGCGGATCGCCGCAGTCACTTGCTCGTGCGCGGACGAAGTCGCGTGGGGCTATCCCGAGGCGGGTCGGGAGCTCCATCGGTGGGCGCTACGTCTTCAAGCTCATGCTCGGCGCCTTCTGGGCTGACGTCCTCAGCGGTCATCTCGGTCTCTCCGAAGTGCCTGAGCACCCTGTCGAGCTTGTCCTCGATGCGATCAAGACGTTCGGAGGGGAGTCCGTTCTGCGCCGGATTCTCGAAGTAGACCGCCCGCGTATCGACCTCCAGAACGCGCTCGATCTCGGTGAGGTTGCTCGGGCGCGGTAACGAGATCCCCCGCTCCCAGTCGGAGTAGGTCCGCACGGAGACCCCGATCTTCTGGGCCGCTCCCTCCTGCGTGAGCCGCTTCTGTTTTCTGGCTTGAGCCAGCCGTTGTCCGGCCGCCCGGTCCTGTAGCGCCATCTCCATGAGGACGCTACGGGCCCATGGGCGCTTTGTCGCCGCAGTTTGCGAGAGGATTTTCTGCATGACGGAAGAATACAGCCGAACCTCATGCTAAGTTCCCGAAGCGTGCCCACAGAGAACATGAAGCCGCCCCTTCCGGCCAACTTGCGCCAGCGCCTCCGCGAGGTCGACTTGACGCAGGAAGCGCTGGCGCGCCGGATCGACGTCTCGACGCGAACGGTGACCTCGTGGACGATGGGGCAGTCGCTCCCCCGCTGGCCGCAGCTCGTTCGGATCGCTGAGGCCCTCGACCGTGAGCCGGCCTGGTTCTACACGGAGCGCGACGACGCGCCCTCGGCCCCCGTGGAGGCTGCGTGAGCGATGCGGCGGACGTTGCCACAGCCACAAGACCACTGGTCCGACCTCCGCAGGGCTTCACGTTCGTCTACTTCTTCGGCACCGAAGACGGTGGAGAAGTCAAGCTCGGACGAACCAACCAGCCGCACGAGCGGATGCGCCAGCACGAGAACAACGCTGGCCGACACGAGCCGCTGCGCTGGTTGGCCGTCCTTGTCGGCGCCCCGGCAGACGAGAAGGCACTCAAGCGGCATTTTCAGCCCTACACGTCGCGCGGGCGCTCCGGGGAGTGGATTCACGCGGGCGATGTCATGCGCGACTACCTGCGGTTCTTGCGGGACCAGCCGTATGTCGCCAGTGCGCCCGACCATGATTTCTCAAGCCTCCCTTACGTCGATTCGTCGCACTGGCTCCCCAATGCGGGGCGGCGCAAGATGATCTCGCAGCTCGATCTCTCGCCGCAGGTTGAGGGCGATCCGTGGGCTGATCTTGCCACGTCCGTTGTTATGGACGGCGACTTCTACACGCATCCCGAGATCATCGAGGCGGCACGTCTGACGATGGGCGGGATCGACCTCGATCCGGCGTCGTGCAGCGAGGCTAACCGCGTTGTTGCGGCCACACGATTCTTCGGGGCGAAGGAAAACGGCCTCTTGCATCCGTGGGAAGGCCGGGTGTGGCTCAACCCGCCGTACGGCGGGTGGGGCAATGCATGGGTTCCGAAACTTCTCTCCGAGTGGAAGGCGGGCCAGGTGGATCAGATGTGCGCCTTGGCGACCACGCGCGTCATTACGGCGCAAGGCTTCCATCCGCTCGTTCGCGCGGCGTCAGCGCTTTGGGTCGGACGTGGACGGTGGCGGTTTTGGGGGCCGAAGGCAGGCGAGCCCGACGAGGGACACGTTGTCTTCTACTTCGGAGGTCGCCTGGATGACTTTCGAGCGGGGTTCTCCCCCATAGGCACGGTCTTTCGGGCGGCTGGCCCTGAGCCGGGAGAGGCGCTGGCCGCATGACCTCCCGCCAGCGCATCGAGGTCGACCGCATCACCGCCCGCAAGGGCGAGGTGCAGACCGCCTCCCTGCCGCAAGGCCACCTGCTCGTCTCGCTCGTCGCGGGCCTTGACGAGTTTGAGCTTGGATTCATCGACCCGCCGCAGATCGAGCTAGACCCCGAGGGCCGGGTCGTCTCCATGAGGCAACTGGTCCTGCGTGACCTCGACGGGCTGGCGCGTGCGCGCTACCGGGAGCGGAGCGCCGCATGAGCTGGCACGCCGAGCGCAAGCGCTGGAACCGCGTGCTCGCGGTAGCCGAGGAGCGGCTCGACGAGGCCAGGGCCACCGTCCGCAGGCTGGTTGACGAGGGTGCTTACGACGTGGCGCTGAACGACGCCCGTCAGCAACTGCTGGTGGCGGCGATGAACGACGCCCGGCAGCGGCTGCTCGTGGCCGAGCGCGACGTCAACCGCGCCCGCGCGGCGCAGCGGAGGGCGGTGGCGTGACCGACCGGCCGGGCATCTTCACGTCGCTCGTCGGCCTCGTCGGAGGCGTCCTGACCATCGTCGCCTCCCTGATCGCCCTCGGCGTCCTAGCCGGGATCGTCGCGTGGCTTGTTGTCGAGGCGTTCGGCTTGGCGTGGGACCTCATGGAGCTGGTCGCGTCGTGAGTGATCGCAAGACACCGATCCTCCTGCGCGCAGGGCCACTGACCGGCTCGATCTTCGCGATCACCCGCTACACGCGCGTGACGCAGGGCGAACGCGAGATCATCAATGCGCAGATCAAACAGGACGTAACCGACGACTTCCGGTGCTTGCTGCTCGAACGCCTCCTCGGCGAGCACACGGGCCTCCAACTGGTTCTCGAGAAGGTTCGCAATCACGAGGAGTTGACCTCCGATGAGCGCGAGCAGGTGGGTTACCTAGCGGATCGCCTGCGCGAGGACATTGAGGCGGTGGCGTCGTGAGCGCCGTTACTCGCCACCTAGTCGCCGCAGAGCGGGCGCTGGACCGTGTCAGACACTCGATGTACCTGGCCGAGCCGCGCCTGGGCAGTCTCGACCTCTCGGAGGGCTGGCGAGCGCTGGAAGCGCTGTCCCTAATCCTCCAGGCTGAGCGGTTCGCAGCCGAGGTCCGCGACGAGGAGCCGTCGTGAGCGGCCAGGATCACCACGAGTCGGCGCGGATTTGGCTCGAGGATGCGTTTGTTGGGGAGCACTCCATCGCCGAGACCGCCGAGCAGGCCATCGCCGCGGCGCAGGTCTACGCCACGCTCGCCGTCGCCGACGCCATCGCGGCTGTAGCGCCCACCCCGCCGACGTCAGCACCACGGTCATCTACATGTTGCGGGCCCCAGATGCCTGAGGCGGCACGCGAGCTTTTCGTCTACGCCTACGAGGATTGGCCGGACCTCTACGTCTACCGCTGCCGCGCCTGTGGCTCCACAGGGCCAAGGGACAGTGAGTGTGGCGGGCACTACCCCCCGCCCGAAATGAACCAAGACACACTGTCGGTGCCGCGCGTCGTGGTCAAGGTGCCGCAAGACGACGAGGTGCCGGTTTCTGCGGAGCGCTTGGAGGAGCTGGAGCAGACCGAGCGGGAGTGCGTTGAGCTCCGGGGGCGGGTGGCGTGAACGGCGCTCTCGTCATCGCCCCCTTCGTCCTGATCGTCCTCGCCACGGTGCTGCGCTCATGGCTCCTGGCGCGCGAGACGGAGGCGATCAATCCGCACCTGACGGGCGATCTGCTCCGCGAGCTCGACGACCTGGAGTGGGACTGGCCGGAGCGGGAGGCGGCGTGAACATTCGCTATCCGATGACGCATGAAGCGACCGTCGCTCAACTTACGGGCAACAGGACGCTTTCATGCGTGGTCGCCTTCAAGCAGGCGTGCCACGTTCAGGTGCTCTACGAGATGTGTCCGTCGTGGCGTCGCAGACGGCGTGAGAAGTTGCGAGCGGAGATGGATCGACGGTGGCTGATCGCAAAGATGATCCGCGACTCGCTCGCGAGGGAGGCCGCGTGAGCACCACGCCCGCCCCATGGGAGACCATGACCTGGCTCGACGGGCGCGGCTTTACCTACTGGCTCGACTCACGCCGTCCTGAGCGTCTCGGCCTGCTCGGCGAGAGCACGGAGCGCCGCCTGCGCAATGCCCGCGCGCTCAGCGGCCAGCTCAGCGTCCACACCGTCGACCGCATCGTCACGACGCTCGGGCTGCACCTCTCAGACGTGCCCGACGAGGTGTGGGTCGAGCGCAGGCCGCGCCGCTTCCACCCTCCGGTCCCGCCGGAGGAGCGCGAGCGCGCGGTGCGGCTCCGCCTGAGCGGGACGCCCGCCACGGAGATCGCGCGCACGCTCGGGGTCTCGGACCGCGCCGTGCGTAGCTGGGTCACGCGGCGGCCGGTGGAGGACGAGGCCGCATGAGGCCACGACGGACCCACGACAGCAACGGCGTGCTCCGGCTGTCGGGCGGGACCGAGGACAACGACCTCTGGATCGAGGCGACCCGCGGCGGCACCGATGAGTTCATGGAGGACGACCCGGCCATCGACACCCCGGTACTCCGCAGCGTGTGGGAGCCGGATGCCGTCGAGCGTAAGGCAATCGCCAACGGCGCCAACGTGCGGCTGACGGTGCTCGGCTCCACCCACCCGCCGGTGTCGATGGCCGTCGTGGACACGCCGCTCGGACGGCCATCGAAGAGTGAGGCGGCAAATGGGTGACGAGGTCAGGTACATGCACGAGCGGCCGATCGCTGCCGCCGCCGCGGGCGAGATCCAGTCGCTGCTGGACACGATCGACACGATCTTGTCCACGGAGCAGCAGCGAATGCAGGATCAAGCCGACGCGGCTGGCGAGCAGATCGCTGTCTTCCCCGGCCTGCCCGAGGACCTGCGCTGGCGCGTGATGGTCTTGGGCTGCTCGGTTGAGGACCTCAACCTCTGGATTCGCCGCGACGACCAGGACGGTGGCCGCTGGTACACGCTGACTGAGATCGAGACAGGCACCTCGATCGGTGGAGTCGAGCCCCGCGAAGCGTGCGAGTGCTTCTTCGCGCAGGACGACGTCCTTAACAACCGGGGGACGTGGTGATGGACGCCCAAGCCGCGCCACGCTCCGCTCGCCGCACCCACATAGATCGCCCCGGCAGCGCTCACCACGCTCCGGGGCCGGACACGAGGAGATGACCTCATGCCAAGCAACACCGTAGCCAAGTCGCTCGAGGACTACGTAGATGTCGCCGAGCGCGTCGCCGCGTTCAAGGCGGAGCACCCGGACGGCTGCCTGCGCGCGAAGAAGGACTGGGAGGTGCGCGAGGTCGGCGACCAGACTTACATCGTCTACACGGCGCTCGCCTACCGCACGCCCGATGACCCGATGCCGGGCGAGGGGACGGCGTGGGAGCCATTCCCCGGCAAGACCCCCTACACGCGCGAGTCCGAGCTGATGAACGCAGAGACGGCGGCGTGGGGGCGCGCCATCGCGGCGCTCGGGTTTGAGGTCCGGCGTGGCATCGCCACGCGCCAGGACGTGCGCAACCGCCAGGGGAACGGATCGGCCCCAGCGCAAGCACCCAAGCCGCCGAAGCCCGAGGGAATCGACGAGGACACCCTCCGTCGTCTGCGCGGAGCGGTAGCCGTGATCGACCGCCCGCACGACGAGGTCGAGTTGGCGCTCGTCGCCGCAGGAGTCGAGGAGGCCACCCGTGTCGCGAGTGCGATCTGCGGCGAGGAGATCAAGCGCGCGGAGGCCACCGCGGTGCTGCCGCTACTCACCCCCGAGCAGGCCGAGGCGCTGAGCGCACACCTCGAAGCCCGCGCGGCGGAGGGGACGGCATGACGCAGACCGCGCTCAAGCAGGGTGACGAGCTGATCGAGCTGCCCTCCGGGACGAAGGTGCTCTACCGCCCGTCTAGCCACCGTTACTGGCTCGCGGGCGAGGAGATCACCGAGGTCGAGCCCGGACGCAAGCTCACGACCGTCCCCTGCGTCGGCGTCACCACGATCACCGGCGCCTACGACAAGCCCGCGCTCCTGCCCTGGGCCGAGCAGCAGACCTGTGAGGCGCTGCTCGGGGCTGTCGAGGGTGGGGAGCCACTCGCCTACCGCGACGGTCGCCTGACCCCGGAGGGAGCGCTACAGGCCATGCGTGAGGCCGAGCGTGGCTGGCGCTTCACGCGCGACCGTGCGGCTACTCGCGGCAACTCCGTCCACGAGGCGCTCCAACGACTGGCGGTCGAGGGCCAGATTCCCCGGCTCGGCGACTTCCCGGCTGAGGACCGCGGCTACGTGCAGGCGCTCGTGCGTTTCTGGCTCGACGCCAAGCCGGAGACGGTCGCCTGTGAGGTCGTCGTCGCGAGCGAGGAGCTGTGCGTCGCCGGACGGCTCGACCTGGAGATGAGACTGACCGAGGAGCGCGTGCTCGTCACGGACGCGGAGACGGGCGAGGTAGAGAGCTTCGCTCCCGGCTTCTACCGCCTTGACGCGAAGACGGCCAAGGCGATCTACCCGGTCGAGAACTACTCGCAGCTCGAGGCATACGAGCGGCTCGCGATCGAGTCGGGACGCGAGCCTTCGGACGGGAGGATCGTGCTGCGCCTCGACGAGTCGGGCGCCTACGAGGTCGCGCTCTCAACCGCCGGTCCCGACACATTCACCCGTATCCACGCCGGCTACGTGGCGACCAAGGAGCTGCGCGACTCGCGAGCTAAGAAGCCCAAGCGCGAGGCGGTGAAGGCATGACCCACGACCGCGTCCCGCAGCCGATGACGCTTGCCCAGCCGCTCGACGCCGAGGATGCGCGCTCGGCCTACCGCTCCTATCTCTCGGCGCGCTCCGAGGCGCGCTCGGACCTGGAGCGCCGGCACACGGAGCTTGCCGAGGCCGAGCGTCTCTACCGCCGCGCACGCGCTGAGAAGCGCGTCACGATCGACGCCGCCTCGGCCGGCGAGCGTGACGACAAGGTGGACGCCGAGACCGCCGACGCCCGCTACAGCCGCGACGTGGCGAAGGGCATGGTCAAGGTCACGGAGGAGCGGCTCGAGGAGATCGACCGCGGGCTCTCGTCCTTGAATCGGATCGCTGAATGGAGTATGCGGCTGGATCCTGCAGCCCAAGAGGATCGCTCGCGGCCGGTCAGGAGCGTCGCGTGAGTGCCTGGGCCTTCAACGAGGTCGGGCCGGCGGAGCAGGCCCACCGCCGCCAGCACGCCATCGACCTCATGGAGCAGGCGCTCGAGGACTGTCAGCGCCGGCGCCGCGACGCGGCCGTCACGAATCTCGCCCACGCCCTGGTCGTCGCACTCGACCACGACCCCGACGCGCGCCTGCTGATGCAGAGGATCGTCACGGCGGCCGGCGGGTTCGCGTAGGGGATGGCGGGCCTCTACGCAAAGCTCTATGGCCGCGTCAGCTCACACCGGAAGTTCCGCCGCGCCGGGCTCGAGGCAGTCGGTCTGTGGTCGCTCTCGCTCGCCTACGCGGCCGAGAACCTCACGGACGGTCATGTCGACGGTGACTGGTTCGAGGAGCTCGTCCCGAATCGCAAGCGGCGCGAGCGACTGCTCGCCACCCTGGTCGAGCACCAACTCGCGCATCCAAACGGGACCGGCTACGTCGTCCACGACTACCTCGAGCACAACATGTCTCGGTCCACGTGGGAGGCGCGGCGGCAGTCCCGAGCCGAGGCCGGCAGGAAGGGTGGGGCGACCACCCGTGGGTAAGCAAATGCTAAGCAAGTGCTTAGCAAACACTCAAGCAAACGGTAAGCAAACGCTTAAGCACTTGCTTAGCAAACGCTCAAGCAAATGCCAAGCAATAACGCGGTCCCGAGGAGTAAGGAGAACTACCACTATTGCCCAACGCTGCTGCTCTCCGAGAACCCCCCCCAAGTTCAGTCGTTTGTCCGAATGGACATTTGCCGCATGACAACGGCGTCAACGAACGAACGGGTGGAGGTGCTGGAGCAGGACCTCGAGCTGGCACAGCGCCTGAATCGCAAGCTCCAGGCCGAGCTGCGCTCCAAGGACCGCAAGCTGGCCGAGATCATCGACGGCTCGCCGATGACCAAGGAGGCGCGGTCGATCTTCGAGCAGTGGGTCGGCCGCTGCTGGGGCGGCAAGGGCCGCAAGCCTGCGTTCGACCCGAAGCGCCAGGCACTCGTCGCCCAGGCGCTCAAGCACCATCCGCCGGAGGATCTGCGGCGGGCCATCGACGGGCTGGCGCTGAAGCCCCACGCCGGTTCCCGTGGCCGCTCGGCGACGCCCTACCAGGGGTCCAAGCCCTACGCCGACCTCGAGCACGCGATCGGCGACGCCAAGCGAATCGAGGCGTGCATCGGCTACCTCCACGAGGTCGCCGCCGAGGCCACCCGGCTCCGTGACCAAGCCGCCGAGCAGATGATCGAGCGCAACGGCCGCAACCTCGACGACCCCGACCGGCCGATGCTCTACCCCGACTCGTTCCGGTGCTTCGTCGCCGCCCTCGATCGCTGCGGCATCGAGGTCCCCGGCAGCCCTCCGCCGAGCGGCGAATACATGGTCCGCTGCCCGGCGCACGAGGACCGCTCACCGTCGTTTCGGTGGCGGGAGGCGGGCGACGGCCGCATCCTCCACCACTGCCACGCCGGCTGTGAGCCGGAGGCCGTCATGCGAGCGCTCGGGCTCGAGTGGACCGAGATCGGGCCGGCGTTCGACCCGGCGACCGGGAAGGCGGGTCGATGAGCGTCACCACCCAGCCTCTACGAGCGCTGGACCGCGCCAACGAGGTCCGCGCAGAACGCACGCTCGTCAGGTCCCACCTGTCCGCCTACCGCACCCGCCAGCAGGCGTGGCAGGCGGCCTCGCAGCTCATCGAGACGACCCCCGACACGCTCGAGACGATGACCGTGGAGGCGCTGCTGTGCGCCTGCTACGGCACCGGGGAGGTACTCGCCCGGACCGTCCTCCGCAAGGCTTCGGTCGGCGTTCGGAAGCAGCTCGGGTCGCTTACGGATCGTCAGCGGACAGCGCTGGTCGAGGCGCTGAGGGGAGAGCGTTGAGCGCCGAGCACCTGACCCGCGCTGCCGAGACGCTGCAGCTACTGCTCGCCCGACGGCGGCCGAAGGCGTGGGCGCATGGGTGAGCTGATCCACCTCCCGACCGTCGAGCCCTACCTGACCAAGCGCGAGCTGGCCCGCCACCTCCGCTGCTCCGTCGGCACGGTCAAGAACCGCATGCGCGCGGGCATGCCGCGCCACTCGAACGGCCACCTCGTGCTATTCCGCCTCTCCGAGGTCGAGCCCTGGCTCGACGAGCAATCGAGGAGGGCGGGCTGATGGCGATCGTCAAGAGGGGTGGGCGCTACGGCGTTCGTGTCTGGAGGGGCGGCAGGCAGACGTGGATCGGGACCTTCGGCACGCTGGCCGAGGCTCGCTCGGCCGAGGCCAAGGAGCGCACGAAGCCGCGGGTTCGTCGCTCCGAGACGTGCGACGCCTTCGCGGCGCGCTGGCTCGAGGACTACCCGCGGCCGAAGCAGACGACGCGGCGCACCTACGGCTACGCCCTGCGCCCCTTCGCGCACGACTTCGCCGGCGTCCGTCTCGCCGACCTGGACCGCCCGACCGCCAGGGAGTGGGCGCTGCGCCACACGCGCGAGCAGGTGCAGGTGGCCCGCGCGCTGTTCTCCGATGCTCGCCGCGACGGACTGGTCGCGGACAACCCCTTCTCGGAGCTGCGCCTGCCCGGCTCCCGGGGTCGCCGTGATCTGAACCCGCTGGTGCCCGCCCAGGTCCACGAGCTGGCTGAAACGGCGCTGACGGTCCACGGCGAGTACGGACGGACGGTCCGGGCGATGATCCTGTTCGCCGGCTTCGTCGGGTTGCGGCCGGGGGAGATGTTCGCCGCCTCGTGGTCGCACCTGCGCGGCGACGAGCTGCGGATCGCCGAGCAGGTCTCCCTCTATGGCGAGCTGACGACGCCGAAGAATGGCCGCGCGCGGACGGTGCTCGTACCGCCGCCGGCACGTCAGTCGCTCGTCGAGTTGCCACGCCTGCTCGGGCGCGACTTCATCTTCCTGACGAAGCGCGGGACGCACTTCCGGCGCTCGTCATTCGCGTCCTACTGGTCGCCGGTCAGGGCTGCGTACGGGCGACCCGACATGGATTTCTACGACCTGCGCCACGCCGCCGCCACCCACCTGCTCGAGCTCGGCCTCAGCCCCTCGGACGTCGGCTACCAGCTTGGGCACACAGACGGCGGGCGCCTCGTCTCTGCGCTCTACGGCCACCCCGAGCGCTCGGCGAGGGAGCGGATCAGGGCCGCATTCTCGGAGCCCGCGGACCTCGGAATCGTCAGGGACGCGCAGGCGGGCGGTAGCAGCGGTAGCAGCGGGGGTGCGGCGTGATGCACGATTCACCCGCTTCCGAGCACATCGTCTCCACTGGTGCTCCCCGGGGGCAGGGAGGGGTAACCGCCCTGCAAACCCCGGCAATCCGTGGCCAACGGTGGACAACCGCGGCCACCGGCTTTGCAGGGGCTTTCGGTGACGCGGTAGCAGCGGTAGCAGCTCCGGATGGTAGGTCGGTAGCAGGCCCTCAGCCGCAACGGAGCAGGGAGCGACGGAACTGCACCTGCGGCGGTCCCTGCTTCTACTGCGAGGAGCCGCTCAGCGGTAGGCACGAGCACGATCACTTCCCGCTTCCGTGGCGTCACGGCGGTCGCTCGACGGTCCCGGCCTGTCGGCGGTGCCACTCGCTCAAGGAGCGCGTCGGGTTCCATCGCTGGTCGCCCGCTGCCCTAGACGCAGCCGTCGAGGGTATGGGCTCGCGAGCGGGGTTCACCCTCGCGTATTGCCACGCCTCGCTAATCGAGGGCGACAGCACCGACGCGGACACCCCAGAGGAACTGGCAGGCGTCATTCTCGGGCTGGTCCCTGAGGACTGCAGCACCGCCGAGGCGCGAATCGCGCTCACGAGAGTGCTTGTGATGCTGCTGGACCAAGGTGCGGGAGCGGCGCCGTGAGCCAGCGCTACCGGTCGATCGAGCCGCCAGGGGGGACCGCATGAACCCCCCGACGATGCCCTGCCCCGACTGCGGGCAAGAGGTTGTGCAGGCCCACTTCCGCGACGACGTGGCGTTCGTCGAGGCTGCTGAGGAGGGACCGCTGAGGCTTCGTCTCGCCTACCGCGACCGGTGCCTGGTGGGTGTGTACGCATCGCCGGTTGGCCCCTATCGCTACGGCGACCGCTGCCGCCTCCACCGCTGCTCCCGCCGCGTCGAGGAGCCCGCGTGTGAGCATGACTTCGAGAGCTTCAGTTCGTACGACCCGCCAGGGGTGACCGTCTACTTGTGCCGGAAGGGGTGCGGGTACGGATGGAAGGTGACCTGATGCCGGTCGCGCCGACGATGCCCTGCCCCGACTGCGGGCAAGAGGTTGTGCGAGCCGAGTTCCGCGACGACGAGGCATTCGTCGAGGCGGCTGAGGGGGGATCGCTGAGGCTTGGCGTAGCGGTCCTCGACCTGCGCCCGCCACCGGCTCTCCAGGCATCGCTGTCGGCTGACCCCCACCGCCAAGACGACCGCTACCGGCGCCACCGCTGCTCCCGCCGCGTCGAGGTCCGCGAGCTGGCGACGATCCACAGCGCTTACGCCGAGGACGACAAGCGGCCCGAGATCGCGGTCGACGCCAAGCAGCTCGCAGGCGACGTGCGGATCGGCGACCGCCTGACGGTCCACGACGGCAACGGAGCCGAGGTCCGGGTCGAGGTCAGGCGACTCGTCGCGATGGCGGTCCCCGACTGGACGACCTATTCGACGCGGCTTGAGCGTGAGCAGACGACGTTGGGGAGCGCATGAAGCGCGGAGCCGACGATGACTAGGCCCAGCGAACAGGTCGAGGCTGAGTTGCGGGGGGCATGGCCGACCGACGCCGTTCGGCACATCACCCTCCACCACGAAGCCGCCGACACCATCAAGGCTGAGCGGGAGGCGCGGGAGCGGGTCGAGAGACAGCAAGGGGCTGACTCGGCGACGGTGGCCCTAGCGCAGGAGGTCTTGAGACGAGCCGGGGTCGGGCCTCCGGCCGACAACCCGGAGGCCGACAATGACTAAGAAGCTGACCGAGGCCGAAAAGGACAGGATGGCCGATCTGTCGGCCGGCGGTGATCCTCGGCAACGGGCGATTACCCGTGCCGCCCTGAATGAGGTCGGCGGCAAGGTATTGGTCATCGAGCATCGACCTGGCGAGTTCGATGGGAAGCCATGGCTGGTCGTGGACAAGAACAGCCGCGAGGTTTTGATGTTCGGCGGGATCGCACCCTATGGCGGTGCGGATCGCGAGGAAGCCATCGAGGATGCTGAGCGGATCGCGTCGAAGTGGGATTGGGCGGTCGAGGCCGGATGAAGCGCACCCCGTTCACCCGCCGTGAGCCGCAACTGAGAAAGCGTCAGCTCGTCCGCAAGCAGCAGCTCAAGCGGCAAGGAGCACCCTCGACGGCGAGCAAGGCCCAACGGGAGAAGGCGAGGCAGATGGGCTGCGCTGTGGGCGAGGACTGCTACGGGCCGATCCACCCGCACCACGTCTGCGCCGACTACCCCGGCAACTGCCTGTCGGCGGAGTGCGTGATCGGCCTCTGCGCGACTCACCATCGCCTCTTCCACGACGGGCAGCTCGACCTTCAGAGGCACCTGGTCGGGCGCTTCGTCGCGGAGCTCCAGCACGCGCTTGGGCACTACGACGGCGACCTTCTCGGGCTGCTCAATCGTCTATGCGGGGAGCGCTACGTGCCGGCGAGGGAGGCGGCGTGACCGCCGTCGACCTGTTCGCCGGAGGGGCTGCGGGCTGGGACCTCGCGGCCCGTGACCTCGGCATCGACCCGCTCGGCATCGAGTCCGACGACGCGGCCTGCGCCACCCGTGAGGCGACTGGGCTGCGGACGCTCCAGGCCGACGTATCGGCGCTCGACCCTCGGGACTTCGCCTGCGAGCTGTTGCTCGGGTCTCCGCCATGCCAGGCGTGGTCGATGGCCGGCAAGGGCGGTGGTCGCCGCGACCGCGAGCACGTCTGGGCCTGTACCCACGAGCTGGCGGCGGGCAACGACACCCGCGCCCACCACCGCCGGAAGTGCGAGGACGAGCGCTCCATGCTCGTCGTCGAGCCGCTGCGCTTCGCGCTCGAGCTCCGCCCCCGCCTGATCGCCCTGGAGCAGGTCGAGCCGGTGCTCGGCTACTGGACGCTCGTGGCCTCTCTGCTCGAGGGGGTCGGCTACTCGACGTGGGCCGGCGTCCTCAGCTCAGAGACCTTCGGCGTCCCGCAGACCCGCCGCCGGGCGATCCTCATGGCCTCCCTCGACGGGCCGGTGTCCCCACCGCGACCGACCCACCGCCGCTACGTCGCGCCGCTGAGGGAGCGCGAGCAGGACGGCCTGTTCAACGGCGGGCCGCGTGAGCGGATCGTCCACCCCGACGACCGCGACCTCTTGCCGTGGGTGTCGATGGCGGAGGCGCTCGGCTGGGAGGGCATCGAGCAGACGCAGCGCAACGGCAGCAGCGGGGAGTACGGGGATCGAGATGGTGAGAGGTCGGCATTCACCATTGGTAGGAACGTCAATTGTTGGAAGCCTCGTATCAGTGCCCCCACGCCCTGCGGGCCGAGGCTGGCGAGGAGTGCGACTTGGGTGTATCGCAACGGCACCCGCCCGAACGCTGCCGAGCGCTCCGTGGACGCGCCCGCCCCGGCCGTCCACTTCGGCCCCACGCTGAATGACGTGTCGTGGGTCGAGGAGCGTCCCTCGACCACCGTGGCGGGCGACCCCCGTATCGGCCGACCGGGCCACAAGGACCGCGACGAGGGCGAGGCTCAGTTCGAGCGCGGTGCCGTCCGCGTCTCCCTCGAGGAGGCGGCCGTGCTCCAGGGCTTCTCGCCCGACCATCCCTTCCGAGGTTCGCGGACCAAGCAGTTCGAGCAGATTGGAAACGCGATCTGCCCCCCGATGGCAGCGGCCGTGCTGGGGGCGCTCATGGAGACACGAGGAGAGGAGATGTGATGGCTGAGCTGCTGCGAGGTAGTGACGCTGTGAAGGGTGGCCACTACAGCGTCAGCGCCGACGAGGACGCCTTCGAGGCCTTGCGCCGCGGGCCGAAGTGGGTGACGCGGCGCAATCTCCGGACGGGAGTGGTCCAACGCCACTACCGCCAGGGCTTCGACACGCTGGTGCTGAAGTGCGCGGAGAGAGGGTGCGGTGGCGAGGGGGACTTCGTGGACTACCTCGGTTCCGCAGGTGACGAGCGGATTCCCTGCCCGTCATGCGGCTACGGAGAGAGGAGACGTGATGGCTGAGCAGCGCTGGACGATCGCCTACTGCCCCGAGTGCCGAGAGGTCGGCGACGATGCTCACGGCTGTGGCTGTTCGGTGATCCCGGCGGACTGGCAGCCGCTGGAGGTCGTCGCGGCGGATCGTCTCGATGCCGCTAGGCAGCGGGCGGACCGCGAGCACGTCGAGGCGGTGGCGATCGTGGGCCGGATGCTGGAGACGACTGAGCGCCAGCGCGATGAGCTGATCGTCTTGCTGATCGCCGCTCGCGACAGCCTTGCCTATCGGGGAGACGACGACGCCGAGGAGCTGATCGAGCGCATCGACGTCGTCTTGGGTGGCATGCGGACGAAAGCACCCGATGGCTGAGCAGACCACGGCGGAGCTGGCAGCCGAGCTGCGCCGCGTCGCCCGAGGGATTCAGACCGGCGACTGCCGCTCTGGGTGGGGCATGCTGCTCGACGCCGCCGAGACGATCGAACGGCTGGGTGCTGAGCGCGACGAGCTGATCGGCGCTCTGCACGCCATCGCCGACTACACCGACGGGCACGGTGGCTGGACGGAGACCGCCCACGACGCGGGGGTGGTGTCGGGCCTAGTCCACGAGATGGCCCGCGGTGCCCTCGCCAAGCTCGACGGAGCCCCCGATGGCTGAGCGGCTGCTCATGACTGACCCTGACCCCGAACCCCTCCGCTGCCCGGCGTGCGGCGCGGAGACCGAGCGGGCCTACAACCGCGTCTACTGCACCGACCTGCGTTGCCCTCACTACGGGCTCCGGATCGAACGCTGGGATTGCTCCGATGGCTGAGCGATTCGGGTGCTGACCACCCGATCCCGCCAGCTCCTAGCCGAGGCGTCAGTCGTAGCCGAGGCTCCGGGCTCGAGCTACGACGCCTCCAAGCGGCGCCAGCCCGGCTCCGCTGCTCCCTCTGGCAAGGGCCGCTCGCTGTACGAGGCGGTCGCCCACGTCCTCGGCTGCCGGCTGACCGATCAGGGCGTCCTCGTCCAGGGCTATGAGCCGAGCCAGAAGCGCATCGAGGACGCCGAGAAGATGATCCGCGACGCCAAGCGGGCCAAGGTCAGGCCGGAGCTGACGATGGCTCAGCGCCGCCACTGGATCGCGCTCGCCCCGAGGAGCCGCCCGAACAGTGAGGTCGCGGCCGAGTACGAGGTCACCGTCGAGCTGGTCTCGCAGATCCGCGACCGCAAGCCCAGGTCAAGGGGTGCGGACGTGCGCCGGCTGGCGGCTGAGGGGCGGAGCTCGCGGGAGATCGCGGCGACGGTCGGGTGCTCACAGTCCACCGTGGTCCGCGAGTTGCGCGACGCGGTGTGAGTCCGTCCGCCGGGGCTCTATTATTCGCCTGAGTCATCGGTGCGTCGGCCTATGCCCTGACGCAGACGCACCCTCCCTCTCCGCTCAAGGCGGTGTCATGGACGAGATGGATGCCTATCGCGCCTGGCTGCGCGGCGAGCGTCGTAACCCGCTGCTCGACGAGACCTTCGCCGGCTCGCTACCTCCGCGAGACCCGCTGCCATTGGCCCGCTCCCTCCAAGGCCAGGGCTTCACCGTCGAGGAGGCGGTCAGCATCGCCCTCGGCCGCCGGCACAAGCGACGCCGAGAGCCCGAGCATGACCCGCGCCCCCAGCCCGCCCAGTCCTGCACCTGCGAGACGCCGAGCACATTCGACGGCAGCTCGTGCCATGCGTGCGGGCGAGCGGTGGTGAGGGCGGCGTGACTGAGCCGATTACCAGGGAGCAGTTCGAGCGGGAGTACGCAGAGCGTTCCGGTCTAACTGTTGAGCGCTTGCGAGAGCTTGGCCGCGTCGTCCTCCCCTGTGAATGCGACTACGAAGGCTGCCAAGGCTGGCGGTCGGTGAGCCGCGAGATCGCCGCGGCCGACCGCATTGACTACCTTCGCGAGTATGACGTTTATGCATGAGCTGACCGACTGCCGGCGAATCGTCGCGGCTACGCTGCGCAAGGCGGCAGAGTGGTCGCAAGGAATGGCTGACGAGAGCCCGTACGGTGTGTCGGGGAGTTGGCTGCGCGCCGCGGCCGATGAGGTCGAGCGAGGCTCCGACGAGATGTGCTGCGCTCTCTGCCAGGAGACGATCTGCGACAGCAACTGCCCGCTGGCCGAGGTCCGTCGGGCTTACGCAGGACGCCCATCCGAGGACGAGGGAGCATGAGCACGAGGGCTGAGTATCTTGCGGCGGTCGAGGCCGTCGAGCTGGCGATTGCTAAGGCGGGCGGACCCGATCGCGTGGCGTTCGCTCCGGTGTCCTCGCACGTCGTGGAGGAGCATCAGAACTGGGAGGGACCGGTCTGGGTCAAGGTCGTGCGAGTCGGCGACGGGCTCGTCGAGGTCCACTGCCAGCGCAGGGACGCATCCGAGCCTCCGCCTGCTCCACCGCCGATCCCCGGCCTGGCGTTGCCCGAGACTCGCGCTCGGTGCGCCTGGTGGCACGACGCCTTCGTCATCCTCGCTGTCCTCGCCATTCTCGCCGTCGTGGCGCTGCTCAGCTAGTGCCTCTCTCCCGCGTCTGCTCCGCCTGTCAAGCAGTCATCCCCGAGCGCTCCGACCCCTGCCCACGCTGCGGCAAGCGACGCAAGCGCAAGGGATCGACGCGAGCATGGCGCTCACTGCGGCAAGCGGTCCTCGTCCGCGATGGCTACCGCTGCCGTCACTGCGGAGCCACGAGCAACCTGGAGGCCGACCACATCCAGCCCGTGGCCCGAGGAGGCCGAGACGAGATGAGCAACCTCCGAACGCTGTGCAGCCGGTGCAACCATCGCCCCGAGCGGGTGGCGGCGGCGAGGCTATGAGCGTGGGGCGAGTCATGCCACAGAGATCAGGGTCTGCCAACGGTGAACCTGACGATCATGGAAGGGCGGATCATGGAAGGGGGGGTCAGGAATCGCGGGGCATCCCCTCGGTAGGACACCCTGCCCGTCTTGTGCGAAGAAATCCCCGATCTCGGGTCTGATTTCAGGGGAATGCGCCCTCCTAAGGGCATAGGCGGCCCCGCCGGCGCGGCGATCTGGCGCTCGGTCCAGCGCTCGCTCCGCGACTCGGACCAGTGGGACGACAACTTCGCGCCGCTGCTCGAGCGCTACGTCCTCGCGCTGCTGCGCTGGACGAAGTACCGCGCCCTCGCGGACGCAGAGCCGACGACGCGAGGCTCAATGGGCCAGCTCGTCCAACACCCCTACGTGAAGACAGCGCGAGAGGCCGAACACGATGCCCACCGCTACGCGCAAGCGCTCCTCCTCACGCCCGAAGCCCGGAAGAAGCTCGCCCGCGCAGCGGAAGCCGACGACGGCGGAGGCGAGCTGGGCTTCTGACCTTGCGCTGACGCCGGACGCGGTGGCGGATGCGTTGCCGAAGCTGGCGCGCTTTACGGACTTCACCGCGCAGGTCGAGACGGTCGAGGGGTCGCCATTCGAGCTCGACGACTTCCAGCGGGAGATCCTGCTCGCCTACTTCGCCGGCTACGAGGAGATCCTGATCCTGATTCCCAAGGGGAACGGGAAGACGACCCTTTTGGCTGCGCTCGCCGTCTTTCACCTGCTGACGGCGCACCAGCCTGAGGGCTATATCGGAGCCGCGACCGTCAAGCAGGCGAACAAGATGTACCGCGAGGCGCTGCGGATCTCACAGCTGCGGCCCGAGTGGAGGAGGCGGTTGTTCCCCCGCGCCGGGACACGGGAACTGCGTGTCGGCAAGAGCGGCTCCGGCGGGCTGCTTCAGGTGCTCGCCTCGGACAAGCTCGAGCAGGGGTCGCTCGAGGGGATCGCGCCGACGCTCGGGCTGGTCGACGAGCTGCACGCGCATTTGAACGACGCGATCTACGCGGCAATCCACGGCGCGCTGCAGAAGCGCGGCGGCCGGATCGTCACGATCTCTACGGCCGGCGAGGACGAGGACTCAGTCCTGGGCCGCCTGCGCGCCGGCTACCTCGCCTACCCCGGGCATGTCAAGCGCGACTTCCTGACGCTCGCTCGCTCGCCTTCGGGTCGAGCGGTGATGTTCGAGTGGATGATCCCGGCGGGCGAGGGCACCGAGGACATGGGCGTCGTCGAGCGCGCGAACCCGCTCTCGCAGCTCACCGCCGAGCACCTCGGGCGCCTGCGTGGCTCACCGTCGATGACCGAGGCTCGCTGGCAGCGCTACCACTGCGGGCGCTGGGTCGCCGCCGAGGGGACGTTGCTCGCCCACCCCGGGGCGTGGAACGCCTGTGAGGTTCCGGGAATCGCGATTCCCCTCGGCGTGCGCGTCTACCTCGGACTCGACCCGGCGAAGTCCTACGACTCGGCGGCCCTCGTCGTGCTGTGGCCGCGGGAGCGTGAGCCCTCGGTCGTCACGCCGACGATCTGGAGGCCCGAGGACCATCGCGGCGAGATCCCGCTCGTCCAGGTCGAGCGCACCATCCACGCCCTGTGCGAGCGCTACGACGTCCGTTCGATCGCCTTCGACAAGCAGGGCGGCTGGTTCCGGCGCTCGGCCGAGGTTCTTGCCGACGAGTACGACCTGCCGATGCTTGGGATCGACATGGGCTCCGCGACCTGGGCTCCGATTACCGCGGCACTGCGCCAGGCGATCGCGTCCGGCTCGATCTGCCACCCCGGCGACGCCGAGTTCTCACGTCAGGTCCGCGCCGGCCAGGTCAAGGACTCGGCGCACGGTGAGCGTCTGCACGGTCGGGTGCCGGGATCGGCCCGCGTCGATGGCGTGATGGCGCTCGGCCTCGCCTGGCACGCGGCCTTCGATCTCGAGGACGCCGCGATCCGTCCCATGCCCTTCGTCGACATCGTCAGCAGGTGAGCCTTGAGCCGATACATCGCGAAGCTCGTCCACAGGCGCGTGACCTGCCATACGGTCAGGCCCGACGACCAGTCGATCCGCGGCCTGCTCACGGGCGCCTACAAGGACTGCCTGGTGCTCTCGCACGCTGAGTACCTCGTCAGCGAGGGCGCTCCGATCAAGCTCGACGGCGATGTGGTGATGCCGCGCGAGCGGGTCGCCTACCTCGAGCTGCACGGCTGATGCCCGTCCTCGAGTCCGGCGGTCAGCTGCTGTCGGCCTCCGGGCAGCCGACCGGCCTCTCACGCTCGTCGGTCCCCTTCAGCGCTTACACCCAGCGCTCGATCGAGCTGGTCGGTGGCGGCCGGATCAGCTACGCGCAGCTCTACCGCCGTCAGCCGATGGTCCACACGGTCGTCAACAAGCTCGCCCGCCAGATCGCGCGTCTTCCGCTCAAGGTCTACAAGCCCGGCTCGCAGCCGGGGGAACGTCACCAGGTCCATGACGGTCCGCTCGTCGAGTTGCTCGGCAAGCCGGCCCCGCGCGTCGGTGCCGCGTCGCTCAAGCAGTGGCTGTCGCTGTCGCCGCTCGTCTACGGCAACGGCCTGATCGGCAAGTCGCGCCCGTCACCCGCCGCGCCCCCGAACGAGCTGCGCTGGGTCCCGTGGCTGCGCGCAACTCCGCGAGCGCACGAGGACGACGAGCCAATCGAGCTGTGGGAGATCGAGCGCTCGGGTCGCAGTGAGTACCTCGACCCCGATGACGTGATCCACGTCGCCTGGGAGGCGCCGGACAGCGTGCTCGGAGTCTCCCCGCTCGAGGCGCTTGCGGTCACGCTCAAGCTCGAGGACGCCGCACAGCGCTACGGCACGGCGAGCTTCACCAACGGCGCCCGCCCCGGCGGCGCGCTCGTGTTCCCGGAGAATATGAACGTCAGCCGCGAGGAGCGCGCCGAGGTCAAGGACGCGATCCATGAGTCCCACGGTGGCGTGGACAAGGCGTTCGAGGCGATGGTGCTCGGCGGTGGCGTCAAGTGGGAGGAGATAGCCCATTCGGCTCGCGACGCCGAGCTGGTCGAGACGCGCAAGCTGACCCGCGACGAGGTCTGCGCCGTCTACGACATCCCCGGCCCGATGATCGGCATCCTCGACCACGCGACGTTCGCCAACGTCACCGAGCAGCACCGGATGCTCTACACGACGATCATCGGCCCCTGGCTGTCGCTCGCCGAGGATGCCGTGCAGCACCAGTTGATCGACCCGGAGCCCGCGTTCGCCGGTCAGTTCGTGAAGTTCGACTTGAACAAGGTGCTCCAGGGCGATCCGCGTGAGCGCGCCGTCGCCTACCGCAACTGGATGCAGTCGGGCGTCTACACGATCGACGAGCTGCGCGACCGCGAGGACCTGCCGCGCTTCAATCTGCCGGAGACCGCGAAGCCGCTGATCCCGACCAACAACGTCGCGCCGGCGGGGGCTGCGGGACTGCGGGACGACGGCGTCGATGCTCTCTCGCGTCACCTCGAGCGTGCCGAGGATCGTGTCCTACGGCGCTCGAAGGCGGGCGCCGCCGACCCGCTCGACCGCGACCGCTTCGTCTCCGAGCTGGCCGCCGACACCGGCGAGCACGGCGTCGCCGCGGTGTGGGGAGACGCGCTCGCGGCGGGCATCGAGAACGCCGCCGACGAGGACTCGCTGCGCCACTTCCTGACCGAAATGAGGAGGACCATTGGCTGACAAGGAGAAGGTCATCGACGCTTCCTGGGACGGCTCGCCGTCGCGCTTCAGCGATGAGCAGTACGCGCGCTCGTGCATCCTCGACCGCGGCCCTGATGCCGGCTCCGCGAAGCAGCGCTACTCGCTGCCGATCCGCGAGCCCGACGGCACGCTCAACCGCAACGCCGTTCATGCGGCGGCCTCGCGCATCGGCTCTGTCGACGCGCCCGAGGATGCGAAGCAGAAGGCACGCAAGAAGCTGCGCGCCGCCTACCGCGCGATCGGCGAGGACCCGCCCGAGTCGCTCAGCAAGGCCGATGGGTTCTCCGAGGTCAAGAGCTTTCCGGTCTCGGAGTTCAAGGCCCAGGCCGACGAGCCCGGCGTCTTCGAGGCGATCGTCTCGGTCTTCGGCAACGTCGACCACGGTCGTGAGCGCGTCGTCAAGGGCGCGTTCGCACGCACGCTGAAGGAGCGCGGCTACCCGCCGATCGTCTGGTCGCACGACTGGATGACGCCGCCGATCGGAACGACGCTCGCGGCTGAGGAGCGCGACGAGGGCCTCTACATCAAGGGCCGGCTGTTCGTCGGCGAGGGCGAGGACTCACCGCTCGCCAGGCAGGTCCACACGGCGATGAAGGCGCAGGGTGGCGACGGTCGCTCACCGCTGCGCGAGTTCTCCTTCGCCTACGACGTGGTCGAGGCCGGCTACTCCGAGGAGGACGGCTCGGAGATCCGCGACCTCAAGGACCTCGAGCTGCTTGAGGCCGGGCCGACGCTGCTCGGCATGAACCCCGAGACGCGGCTGATCGCCGTCAAGAGCGCGCTCGAGGAGATGCAGCGCCGCGGCGAGCTTCCCGAGCCACCCAAGCCTTCCCCCAGCGACAACCCCGGGTCCAACTCCCCCGCGGACGAGGAGACCCTGGCGAGGATCGCCGAGCTGCACCTGGCCTTCCCCCGGCACTAGCCGGGACGGCCTCCCAAAACCCAAACACGAAGGAGAGGTAGAGATGCCCGAGCTCAAGGACAAGCTCGCCGACCTCCGCAAGGCGATCGACGTCAAGCGGGGAGAGGCACAGACGGCGTGGACGGCGTTCACGGCCGAGCGCGACAAGCTCAAGGCCGATGGCGTCGACGTGACCACGCCCGGCTTCTCGGAGTCCGAGGACTTCAAGCAGGCCGAGCAGGCGCACAAGGACTACGGCCGGAAGGCCGACGAGCTGGCGGCGATGCAGTCGCAGCGCGAGCGGTTGCAGGAGATGGCGGCCGACTCGGGCGGGCTCAAGGCCGTCGAGGACCCCGCGCTCGAATCAGAGCGGAAGGGCGTCTCAGGTGCCCGCAAGGCTCCCGGCGACCGCGTGATCGAGTCCGAGGAGTACAAGCAGCTCGTGCAGTCGGGCGTGCTCTCCTCGCAGTCGGCGCGGGTCGGCTCGGCGCCGATGGGCAAGGCGTTCAAGCGCGGCGAGTTCAAGGATCTCGTCACCGGGGTCTCCGGTACCAGCGGCGGAGCGTTCGTCACGAACGACGACGCGCAGCCGTTCGTGGATCTCGCACGCCGGCCGCTGCTCGTCCGCAACCTGATCACCGTCGGCGAGACCGACTCGGACACGGTCGAGTACGTGCGCCAGACCGGTCGCACGAACAACGCCGCGGAGACGCCCGAGGCGACGGGCACGGCGGGTTCGGGGCTCAAGCCCGAGTCGGCGCTCGCCTACGAGCGGATCGCCGAGGCGGTGCGGACGGTCGCGCACTTCATCCCCGCGACGAAGCGCGCACTCGCCGATGCCGGGCAGCTCCGGACGCTGATCGACGCGGACCTGCGCGACGGGCTGTTGCAGCGGCTCGAGACGCAGATCCTGTCGGGCAACGGCACGGGTGAGAACCTGCGCGGGATCCAGAACACCCCGGGCATCCAGACCATCGCCCGTGACACCGTCGGCGCCGAGAACCGGCCCGACGCGATCCACAAGGCGATGACGCTGGTTCGGCTCGCGTTCTACGAGCCGACGGCGGTTGGGCTGCACCCGAACGACTGGCAGGACATCCGGTTGGAGAAGGACGCAAACGCGAACTACCTCTACGGACCGCCGTCGCAGGCGGGCACGCAGATGATCTGGGGTGCCCCGATCGTCTCGGGGGTCCAGTTCACTGAGGGTACGGGCGTGGTCGGCGACTACTCGCGGGCCACCCTGTGGCTGCGCGAGGACGTGCAGGTGCTCGCGTCGGACTCGCATGCGGACTTCTTCCTCCGCAACATGGTCGCGATCCTCGCCGAGCTGCGGGCCGCCTTCGGCGTCCGCGTCCCGGCGGCGTTCGCAACCGTCACCGCGCTGTAGTTGACGCTCATTACGAGCCGCCTCGCCTCCGGGCGGGGCGGCTCTCAACTGGAAGGAGCCGTGATGGCCGAGCGCATCGCCAAGGAGCACATCTGGGAGGACAACGAGCACGGCTCAGGCCAGCGGCTCGTCGTCGCGAAGGGCCACCCGATCCCCGAGGGGGTCGAGGTCAAGCAGGCGCAGGTCGAGGGAGAGGAGCCGAAGCAGCGCAAGGGCTCCGAGGACAAGTCGCGCAAGCGCTCCGAGAGCAAGGGAGGCACCAGTTGAGCTACCAGACCGCAAACCTGCGGAGCACTCGCGCCGAAGCGATCACGCTCCACAGCGGCACCGTCACCGCCAACGGCAACGGCGCCGCGCGTGAGCTGGGAGATAAGGGCACGGCTCGGCTCCTGCTCGACGTGACCGCCGTAAGCGGCACGAGCCCGACCCTCAACGTGACTGTCGAGACGAGCTTCGACGGCGCGACGTGGCGGACGGTCGGGACCTTCGCGCAGAAGACGGCGGTCAGCCAGGAGCGCAAGAGCTTCCCGGGCCTCGACCGCTTCGTCCGAATCTCGCGCACGACCGGCGGGACGACCCCGAGCTTCACCTTCGAGGTCTCCGGCGACGCCGTCTGAGCAATGGCGATCGCGACGCTCGTCGAGCTGAAGCGCTACCTGACCTATCAGGGCAGCGCGAACGATGACCTGTTGAATGCGATGCTCGACGCTGCGTCCGAGACCTGCGAGCGGCTGTGCGAGCGCCAGTTCGAGCCCGACCCGTCGCTCGTCGCAGGCGAGGACACAGCGACGCCCGTAGTCAGGCGCTTCTCGACGCGCGGCGGGCGGCGCGTGGCGATTTCCGACCTGCGCTCGGCGACGCAGGTGACCCTCGCCGGCACCGTCCTCGCCGCCTACACCGCTGCGAGCGGGACGGGGTATCTGCTCGTCGGCGAGACGCCGCACACCGTCATCTACCTCTACGGGGCCGGCCACTCGCAGGTCACGCTCGACGACCTCGAGATCACCGGGCGCTTCGGCTGGAACCCGATCCCGGCTGACATCCGCGACGCTGTGCTGACCCTGGCCGCGCGGCGCTTCCGCGAGCGCGACGCCTCGTTCGCGGACTCGGTGCAGGACACGGAGCTCGGCACGCTCAGCTTCAGTCGTCAGCTACCGCCGGCGGTAGCGAGCGTGTTCGACTCCTACCGCCCGCCGCCGTTTCCGTGATCACGGTCCCCGAGACCAAGCAGGCGATCGTCGAGCGCCTGCGCGTCCGCCTCCCTGACGCCTACATCGAGCGCAGGCTGCCGCGCCAGGGCGAGGCGCCGCCGCAGACCGAGTGGGTTCTGATCTTCGGCACGCGCGAGTTCCGGCGCGCCTCGCGAGACCGCATCGGTCGGGAGACCTACGACCTCCAGTGCCTGGTCGAGGTCCACCGCGATGACATCGACGCCGAGGCATCCGAGCAGCGCGCATGGGACCTGCTCGAGGAGATCAAGGACGAGCTCGAGACGGCGCTCGACGCGGGAGCGCTCGGGCCGGCCGACGAGATCGAGCTTGCCGACGCCGACGAGGAGCTGCTGACGACCTCGACGGGCTGGGTCGCGCGGATCGCGTTCCATCTGGCCGTCAAGGCGGTCGCCTGATGGCGCAGACGATCAGGGTGGGCATCCACGGCCTCGACGAGCTCCGTCGCGACCTCGATGCGGTGGCGCTCGGGCTCGGCCGCGAGGTCACCGCGGCGCTGCGCGAGGCAGGTGACACCGCCGCTCGCGTGACCAAGACCTACACGCCCGTCGGCCCGGGGCCGCACGCCTCGAACGCCGGAGATCTCCTGCCGCACATCCGCGACACGATCGCGGGGTCGGCGACGGCCACGACCGCGAACGTTTACTCGACGCACCCCGGCGCGATCGTCCACGAGTACGGCGGCACGATCGCCCCGAGCGGCCACACGTTCCGTATCCGCGAGTCGGCGATGGCCGGCAAGGCGGGACAGCAGGCGCTCGGCGAGATCGAGCGCGACATGGAGCGGCGCCTCGACGGCCTGCTCCGTCAACACGACCTCTAGAGGAGGCCACATATGCAGCTCGTGACCTATCCGGGTCCCGACGACGACCTCCAGGTCGGCGACAAGTTCTACCCGCGCGACGTCCCGACCGAGGCCACCGAGGCCGAGGTGAAGGCGCTCGCGACGCTCAAGCAGCAGCACGGACTGACGGTCGAGAAGCAGGACAACAACGACAGAAAGGGTGACTGATGGCGCAGGACTGGGAACTCACGAAGAACCTGCTGGGGGGCAAGCGCTGCCGCGTGCTGCGCGCGCCGGCGGGCACCGCCTACACCGGCAACATCAGCGAGATCATCAACCTGATCGCCGACGACGGCGCGGCGAAGTCTCCGTGGATCGACTTCGGCTACGTCGGCGACACCTCCTACAACCAGGAGTTCGAGGACGAGGAGTACGCGATCAGGGGTGAGGTCATCGACCGTGAGATCAACTCGACGCGGCGGACCTTCGCCGTCGTCCTGCACGAGATCACGCCCGAGCACCTCCAGATCGCCCACCCCGGCTCGACGATCACGACGGTCGCGGCCGTGGCGAACGCGAGCGGCGCCCAGAGGCGCGTCCGCTGTGGCCCGGTCGAGACGCTGCCGAGGCACATGATCGCGTTCGTCGGCAAGCGCAAGGTCAGAGGCACGGGTACCGCGGTGACCCACGGCACGATGAGCCGCGGCCCCTACGTGGCAGGGGTTCTGCCGTCGGCGGAGCTGTCGCCCGACGAGGACACCGAGGTCGAGTTCCCCGAGGACGGCTACGTCAGCCTGCCGGTCCAGTTCGACGCCTACTCCGATAACTCGCTCGGTGCACAGGTCGACTGGATCGAGGAGACGCCGGGCGCGATCCCGACCGTCTGATGAGCGGTCAGGTCAAGGTCACACTCGGCGACCACGAGCTGCCGCTCCCGAAGCAGCGCACGGCGTACATCTACAATGTCGTGTTCCGCGGGTTGGAGTCAGGCGATCTGTCCGCGGTCGAGGCGGGCACGGCGTCGCAGACGCAGTTCTACAAGGTGGCCTGCGCGCTCTGCCCGATGGTCGAGTCGAAGATCCCCGAGCACGAGTTCATGGGGTACGCCAGCGGCGAGGCGATGAAGAGCGGGAAGTACGACCAGAAGGCCGACCGCTCGCCCTACCCGGACGAGATGGTCGAGCTCGTGCAGCAGTTCCTGCTGCTCCACGGTGGACAGCGGGTGATCGACACGCTGGGCCCTCAGGTGCTCCGTCAGGTCGTGACAAGGGGCATGGTGGAGCTGAGCTAGAGCAGCTCGTCTGGCGCTACGCGGACATCGCGCTGCGTGAGCGCTGGGTGTCGTCGATCGACGAGTTCTTCGACGACACCCCGAACTACGAGCGCGAGCAGGGGCTGACGTTCCCGCGCCTCTTGTCGCTGATCGACGCCTACAACGAGCGCCACCGACGTGAGCTGGCGGAGCACGCCAACGCGACGGCGCTCGCGCACCACGACCCGAAGCAACTGAAGCGCGCGTTCGAGGCGCCGTCACGTCCTTCGGACGTCGACGAGTCCGACTCCGAGTTCGAGTCCGAGTGGTGGAGGAGGTAGCTAAGCCACGCGCTCGCGCCCGCTGCGCCTCCAGTAGGCGTAGCAGGCGGCGCAGCGATCGAGCGTCAGCTTCGGGGCCATCCGATGACAGACAGGACAGGGCCACGGGCCGCTGTTCTTCGCCCTGTAGTGCTGGATCTTCGGGCGATCCTCGCCGTTGCGACGAAAGTAGGCGTAACAGCTATCGCAGCGTCCACGCGAGCGATGGTTTGTCATCTCGCCGCAATGAGAGCAGGGCTTCGGCGGTTGAAATGGCTTGCCTCGCTTCGGCAGTTCGACGTCATGGCAGTCGAAGCAACGGGGCTCGTCGCTGGGGCTCAGCAGCCAGAAACGTGCCTGCTCAGGCGGGCACGTCACTCCGCAGCCGGCGCAGGTCAAGTCCGTGACGCCGCGGAGGTCGACCAGGCTCGGCTGTGGAGTCGCGCAGGGCATGTGATCGAGCCGGAAGCGCTCGGCGACGAGCGCGGCGATACGTTCGTCGAGAAAGCTCCCGAGGCGATGCATCTTCCCGTCGAGCGTTACCCCTGCGTACCACTTCGTGTTGGGGTGCCGGGAGACGCCTCGGTAGCGCGACTTGCCGATGCTTGGGCGGTTCTCGGCCTGCCCGCGCTTGTCGACGAGGCGGAGGTTCGACCGCCGGTTGTCGAGCTTGTTGCGGTTGATGTGATCGACCTCGACGCCACCCCCCGGCTGTAGTCCGAGCACTTCTCGGTGCATCGCGATGGTCGGGACGCCGGCGCGACCGGCTGAGCGGTACGCGTAGCCCCTCCCGCCCATGTGCCAGCGGTGCTTGCTGAGCCGCTCGTAATCGGCCTCGTCCAAGAGGGCGGTCCCGACGTACGTCCCATCCCGTCGCTTGAGGTCAATCTTGCCCGCACACACGCCACATATCTTACTAAACATAGGCGGCGATGGGGGCGACACGTAGCATGGCCGTGCGCCAAATTCTCCTCAAGATCCGGGCGGACGGCGACTCGGCGCGTCGTGAGGTCGCCGAGACCGGCGCCGCCGTCGAGGCGCTCGACAAGGCCGAGGCGAAGGCCGAGATCAAGGCCGACAACAAGCAGGCGATGCGCGAGATCCGCGATGTCGAGTTCGCGCTCGCCGACGTCGACGACGAGACGGCCTACGCAAAGGTCGAGCTGCAGGCGAAGGGCGTCGTCGCCCAGATCGAGCGCATTGAGCAACGGCTCGAGAATCTGAGTCGCCAGCCTTATTCACCGAAGGTCGATATGCAGATCGCGGCCGAGGTGGCGAAGCTCGACCGGCTCCAGGCGAAGCTAGCCGCGCTGCGCGACCGCCACATAAAGGTCGACGTTGACGCCAAGCAGGCGCTGCGCGAGATCCACAAGACCGAGGTCGCGCTCGACATTGACGACGCCCATGCGCGCATCGAGCTTGAGGCGAAGGGCGTCGTCGCTCAGATCGAGCAGATCAAGCAGCAGCTCGCGCATCTCGGCCGGCAGGAGGCATCGCCGGAGGTCGACATACAGATCGCGGGCGAGATCGCGAAGCTCGACCGCCTGCAGGCGAAGCTCGCGTCGCTGCGCGACCGCCACATCAAGGTCAACGTCGACGTCGACCAATCGCTCGCCGGCAGGCTCAGCGCGCTCAGCACCCGCCTCCGTGTCACGGCTGCCGATGGCGATCGCTCGCGACTGTCGTTGCTGGGGCTTCTTGCCGCGTCGAAGGGCGCAAGCGGAGCCGCCTCGGCGCTTTCGAGCACGCTCGGCGGAGCGCTCAAGACTGCATTCTCTGGACTAGGTGCCGGGATGGAAGCGTTCACCGGTCCGTTCGGCGACGCGATCTCACAGATGAAGCAGGGGGGCGGCAACGCAGGGCAGGCGGCTGTGGCCTTGGGCGTAATGGCGGCGGTGATAGGGACCCTGATCGTCGTCGTGACCGCGCTCGTGGGTGCGCTCGCAGCGCTCGTCGCCTCGCTGGCGGCGGCTGTTATAGCCGTCGGCGCGCTTGGCGTGGCGTTCGTCGGAGCACTCGCCCCGATCGCCGGGTTGATCGCCGCCGCCGCCAGCCGCTTCAGCCGGCTGAAGGACGAGGCGGGGACGGCCGCTCACGCGCTCTCGCGGGCCTTCGATGGAGTCAAGAGCGCACTCAACCGCGCACTCGGTCCGGGCGCGGACGCCGTCATGCGGGGCGCCGCAGGCGGGCTCAATGCGCTGAAGCCGGTGATCAGCGGGCTGCGCGGACCGTTCCTCCAACTTGGCCGGGCGATGGGCGGTGCGTTCGAGCGGCTCGGTAATGCGATCGCCAGCCCACGCATCCAATCGGGCCTCCAGGAGCTGATCCGCGGTGCCTCGCGCCTCGTCGGCCCACTCGCCCGCGGTCTCACGGCGCTCGGCGAGATCTTCCTCAACATCGCCAACGCCGCGATGCCCTACCTCGTCCAGGGAGCCAAGTCCTTCGCCGGCTGGCTCGAGCAGATCGCACAGGGCACTCGCAACCTCGATCTCTCGACGGTGATCGAGCATCTCTCGTCGTGGTGGGAGCTCGGCAAGGGCATCTTCAACGTCTTCAAGGAGTTCTTCTCGGTCGCCGCCGGCCAGGGGAAGTCGCTCGTCGACGACCTGGCCCGAGGAGCGCAGGAGCTCGCGAAGTGGATCGCCAACAATCCCGAGGAGATCAAGGACTTCCTCGCGGCGGTGATTCCACTCGCCAAGTCCGTCGTCGGGTTCATCGGCAAGCTCGCCATGGTCTTTATCAACATCGCCGAGACGGCGGGCCCGGCGCTCACGTTGATGTTCAACCTCTTCAGCGGCATCGTCGGGGTTATCAGCAAGGCCATCGCTTGGGTCAACAACCTCGGCGGCTCGTTCGGCGGGGTCACGAGCGTCCTCTCGGGCCTCTCGCCGATCATCACGGCCTTCATCGGCTACTTCCGCCTGCTGGTGGGGGTGGTTTCCACGGTCATCGCCGCGTTCGACCGCTTCGCGGCGATGGTCGTGGCAGGAGTCACGCGAGCCGTGGCGTCCGCCGCTCGCTTCGCGGCGCAGTTCGTGGCCAAGATCGTCGGAGCGGTCGACAGGGCGATCGGGGCGGCATCTCGGTTCGTCGGTCGATTCGTCGGCAGGATCGCCTCAGCGGTCGTGAGGGCTGTAGCTCAGGGCGCTCGCTTCGCCTCGCAGTTCGTCTCGAAGATCGCGTCCGGGATCGATCGCGCGGTCGCCCGTGCCGCCTCCGGCACCTCGCAGTTCGTCTCGAAGATTGCGTCGGGCGTCGGTAAGGCGATCGCTCAAGGAGCCAAGTTCGCCAGCCAGTTCGTTGCGAAGGTCGCCTCCGGTATTGCCAAGGCTGTGTCGAAGGCCGCCTCCGGCGCCAGCCAGTTTGCCTCCAAGATCGCCTCGGGAGTCTCCAAGGCGATCGCCCAGGCTGGCAAGTTCGCCGGCCAGTTTGCAAGCAAGGTCGCTGACGGTGTGAGCAAGGCCCTGGACGCGGTGGCCGGCTTCGTGGGGCGCTTCGTCGAGGCGGGCAAGAAGCTCGTCGAGGGTCTCGCCCAGGGCATCTCCTCGGCGGGAGGTAAAGCGATTGCGGCAGCGAAGGACGTCGCCGGCAAGGTCGCCGATCTTCTACCCGGCTCGGAGCCGAAAGATCACTCCTCACCGCTCTACGGGCTCGGCAAGCGCGGCGAGGCAGTCGTCAACAACTTCGCTTCGGGCATCCGCAACGCCACCCCGAACGCCGTCAAGGCCGCCGACCGCATGGCACGCCAGGCAGGCGACGCGGCTAAGGCCCGCATCCGGGGGATCAACCGCGAGATCGAGCGGCTACAGCGGGGCCTCGAGCGCGACCGCGCTAACTGGCGCGAGAAGGCTCAGCGGCTGAAGCGCCAGGGCGTCGGCGTCTACGAGGACGGCTCCTACCGCCGAGGGGGGCAGAGCCGCTCGATCCCCGGCTCTCCGTCCGACGACCGCAGTTACCGCATCCTCAAGCTGCGCGAGCGCCGCGAGCAGGCATACGAGCGCAAGCGCAAGCAGAGGGAGCGCGCCCAGGAACGGCGCGAGCGGGTGCGTAAGCGCGTCGGGGATCACGTCCGACGCGGAGGCGATTCGACCCAGCCCAGCCGCCGCGACGAGATGAAGACCCGCGAGGGCCGCCTCGACAAGCGCGAGGCAGCGCTCGCCGACCGGCTCGCCAACCTGATCAAGCAGCGCGACCTCGCCGAGGGGCTTCGGACCTACCTCGACACGCTCGCGGGCTCGACGCTCGCGCAGTTCGGCGAGCAGATGACCAAGGGCCTCGCGGTCGAGCTCGACGCCCGCCTCGCGGGCTCGCAGATCGCCGTCTCGCCGCAGGTCGC